TCAGGTCATTGCGGATACCATCAAGCTCTCCCTTGAGAGCCTGAAGGAATGCACCAGCTTCGGAAGCGGTCTTGGCCATGGCCAGTCCCGTAACCCTAACACGACCATAGTGCAGCTTGAGATCGTACACAGCACGTGCGTAACCCTGGTTCCCCGCCGACGGCAGTGCATCAGTCTCACCACGTGAGCCGATACCGCCAGTGCGGTTCTTGTGCAGGGGGACGACGGCCTGGTTACCGACAAGCTCCTGGCTACGAGGCTCAAGGCGCTGAAGGAACAGAACTTCGTTGTTCAACTGTTCCACTACCGGGGGAAGGTAGAGATCCTTAAGAATCGAGCCGAGAGTTGCGATGGCAGCCTGAGTAGCCATTCGTTACTCCCTATGGTCGAAAAACGCTATCTAGCTATTGCCGAGAACGGCAGCGAGTCGCTGCTGGGCTGCGGCCTCAAGCCGAGGATCGTCAAGACCCTTGAACGGCTCGGGGGCCGACTGAGCAGCAGTGCCAGCCGGAACAGGTGCGGGCGTGGTAACCGAGCCTTTTTGCTCGATCCAGCCCTGCACGGCGTTGTCGCGGATAGCCTTGTACTCCTCTGCGGCACGCACCAGATCCCCGCCATACGCATAACTCATGTTCACGACTCGGGACATGTCCTGATCCGTGAAGTTCGGGTTCTGCGACTGGACGTAAGCTGCTGCGTTGTTCAGTTGAGCTTCAAGCTGGGCGACACGCTGTGCCTCCTGCATCTGCCCGAGATACTGGTCTACCTGCGCCTGCCTGGCGCGAAGCTCCTGAATCTCGGCTAGATAGGGGTCATCCTGAAACCCGTCGTCCTCGCCAAAGCCATAGTCGTTTCCACCTGGCTGTGCCAACTGCTGGCCTGCCATCTGATTCGCCTGCGCCTGCGCATGCATCTGCGCCTGTGCGGGAGAATACCCGGCAGCCTGAAGCTGTTGGGACAGTGTATCCACGACCTGGACGGCGAAGTCCGGGTTACTGTTCAGTTCGTTGATGAACTGAATGGCCTCTTGGGCCTGCTGACGCTCAGCGGCAAGCTCCTGGGTGCGCTGCGTGAAATGCGCCTGCATCTCCCGCTCACGCGCCTCAAGATACGCCCGCTGGTCGTCTGAAAGGCCACTGAGGTCGATGTCCTTGGAGGGGGTGAACGCCTCGACAGGCGGCTGACCCTGATCTCCGGTTTCGACTCGTGGCTCGGCAATAGGTGCTTCGAACTGGTTAGGCTGCTGCTGAGTCTGCACTGACTCGGCCGTGAGTCCGACCTGTGCGGGGTCGGTACCCTCCGGCGCATTGACAGCAGCGGCTAGTGCCTCCGCAGCCTGTGCCTCGTTTTCAAATGCCATTTAGCTCTCCTTGGTGGGTTGGAGTTCCCGGTATTGGGATGGTTCCAATTCTACCACCTCGTCGATTGTCTCTTGCCGTCGATTGCCGACAGCAACGAGCTGCCCTAGAGCCTGAGACAGTTTGGCTTCCATCTCGTCTAGTGCTGGAATCTCTAGGACATGATGATGCTCTTTCACAGCATCCAGCCCCTTGTACGCACGGATCTTGTCCGTGAGCATTCCGAGAGCCGGAACAATCGTGCGCCCGTCAATCTGTCCGGTATCGACTAGATGCTCTAGTCGAGTGAGCAGTTTATTGCGCACACGTTCAGCGTCCGTCACGAAATCCGTGACGATGGCAGGAATGGCGTCGATCACTTCTGATTCAACGCCATTCCTCGCCCACTTCGTTTTCCATTCTCGAACCGTCGAGACTGGATACCCCGTCTCACGTGCCGTGCGCTTGATGTTGCCTTCATTGGCCTCAAGCGCCGCAAACACACGAGCGCGGTCAGCATCACTGTACTTACTTCTTCTTTCCATCGCTTCCCTTCGGACGCGGTGGATTGACACGCTTGGTGCGTGCAGTCCGCTCCGCAAGGTCTGCCTTGTACTTAGCTTCACGCGCCTTGTTCATGCCGACGGCCGCAGTACTCACGAGATCGGCCTGAGCAGCGCCTGCAAGCGCCTCCTCATGCTGGACGTGGGCTTCCGCCTTCATGCCCTCCTCAGCGATCTGCTGCTGCATCTTCTGAATCTCCATCTGCATCTTTTCGAGCTTCATGCTATGCTCGTTCGCAGACTGATCCATCTTCTGCAACCCGGCTTGGGCATCAACCTGCTGCTGCTGGCTGTTGTCCTGAGCGTTGGGCTTGTCAACAGAATCCGAGATCCACGTCTCAAGCGGCGGCTCAGCAGCGATCTCAGGCGTGGCATCTAAGATACCAGCCTTGTTGAGAATCTCGCTCTGAAGCGTCGGCCCGAGTGTGGACTTCATCTGAAGCGTAGGCGTGACCGGCTTGAACTCTACCGGCTTCGGCAGGCTCATGTAGGTCTGAAGCGTGTTGTTGAAGTGGTCGATGGCAGCCTGTCGGATATCGACCGGCAGATGCTCGAACTCGGGACTCATCATCCACGAGGCATGAGCATCCATCTCCACCTGGTAGTTCTCGTAGAGCAGTGGCTTCAGTCCGGCATTGCGCAGATAGTCCTGCGCCGCTTGCGGATCGGTGATAGACTGGCCATCCTGGCCCACTGCCTGTCCGTTCTGCAATGCCATCAAGGCATGCTCGTACTCGACCTCGTTGAGAATGAAGTTGCCCTCCGCGAGTTTGTCGTTCTCGCGCAGCGCCTTGTCCTCGGCAGCGTTGAACTGTGTCGCCAAACCCTTGAGATCCGCGACATCCAGATACTTGTACGCCTGGTCAGGTCGTATGATGCCCTGCTCCATCAACCACTCCACCCGAGCTTGTCGGCCAGCACGTGTGCGCGGGAGGGCAGAGCCTGATTCCACGCGAACGTCAATGCCGCCCTTGATGTCACTCTGGGAGAAGCGCTTGACTTGATTACCACTACCCGAACCCTTGATCGAGACAATCCGAGGCTCGATGTAGTACTGCTGAGCCAGACCCAGCATGAGTTGGCCAGCCTTTGCGATGGCAACCTCCATCAACTTGATGGTCGGCGCAAGCCGGTCAGTTGACATTTCCTGCAAGAGGTCAATTGCCACACCCGCTTCGAGGTTCGGCGGAAGCTGGCCCTCGCTGACTTCGGTCAGCCCGAAGACTTCACGGATACCGTTGCGGATACCCTGAAGATGTTCGAACACGTAAGGCGGCATCGACGGAAGCTTGTCCACTTCCGGCCGATGGTCGCCAATGGGGTTGTACTCCTGCACCGCTCCCGGCTCATCAGTGAGACGAGTGCCTGCCAGTGCGCCCACAGGCGACCAGACACGAGGCTTGATCGTGAGGTTCTTGTACTGTACGATCTGGGAGATGGTGCGGTTTAGCTCCTTCTGAAGCGGGATCGCATGCTCCACCACAGACGAGTCGTAGATTTGGCCCGGTACACGGATCCCAGGGAACTTGACAAACGGCAGTTCCTCGCTGGGGTAAGGCCACGGCCCGTCTTCGAGAATCCGGTTAGGCTTATCCACCCACACGACGTACCGGCCATTCGGAAGTGCCGTACTTGGACGGAAGTAGCCAATGTGAACCGCCTTTACGTTCTGAGGCGCGGAGTCCGTCGCGTTAGCGAACGGGAGCGAGGCATCCGGGGCAACATTCACCCTGTCCGGCTCGATCCACACACCCCACCGCGCCTGGATTTCGTCAGGATCCAGGTTGTGGTCGCAGATGACGTACTTGGCCTCATCGAAGACCTTGGCCGTCGGATCGACATAGGTGTCGAACGGCGACGGCACTTCGACCTTGATGTCGCCAAGACTTACGACCTTCTCCTGCGGCTGAACGCCTGCCTCCTGAAGTTTCGCACGGAACAAGTCCTTGAGCGTGTCGTCCAGAATCGGCTGGCCGTTCGGATCAAGCAGAAAGCGCATGCTCTTGTTAGCATACTTGTCCCAGGTGATTTTCCAGTAGCCCTGGCCAGTGATGATGCTCCACAAGAGAGCTTCCTCTAGCTTGTCATCCAGTGAGAACTCGTCCCACCAATATTCCAAGAGTGTCTGCGCTACCTGGGCAGCCTTGAGATCGGCATTCGATCCCGTGCCCGGTGTGGCGTGCA